TCAGACAACCAACTCGATCACTCCTCCTACAAACTAATTTCGTCATGAGAACTGCAGCCGTCCTAGGACTCTTTCTGTCCTGGACGGCTGCTTTGTCTGGATTTGTGGGTAAGATGACCGATGTCACTGGCCCTACACAGATCGTCCGAGGAAAGGACAAGATCGAGGGAAAGAAGGACAGCGATATCGACATGAACGATTCCGTCGAGACTCTGAAGTCCAGGGTCTCGATCACCTTCGAGGATAACACCAAGATGCAGGTGACCGAGTTCTCGAAGCTGAAGATCGACGAGTTCGTCTATGACCCAAAGTCTGGCAAAGGAAACCTATCGGTCAAGGCTGCGTTCGGTACCGTTCGCTATGCATCAGGTGCGATCGCCAAGAACAGCCGAGAGAACGTCAAGGTTCAGACGCCGACTGCCAAGGTCTCAGTCCGCGGCACTGACTTCTCAATGACCGTATCCGAGGATGGAAAGAGCCTGATCGTGCTACTGCCATCCATTCCTCTGGCATCTGGACTTCCACCGATCGTCGGATCCATCGAGGTATCCAATCTCGGAGGAACTGTCCTGATGACACAGGCCTATCAGGCCACATTCGTATCTTCACAGAACACCGCTCCAACCGTTCCAGTATTGCTAGACTTCCAGGACGAGTCGAAGATCAACAACATGCTGATCGTTGAGACTCCGAAACAGGTCACTCAGGCAGTCAAGGAGCAGAAGAAAGAAAAACAGCAGACTCAATCTACAGATGAAGACGACACCAAGCCAAAGAAAAAAGATGGCAAGACTACGGTTACTCAAGCTGATCCGCCACCAGCTGCTCAGACAGTGGCTGCACAATCCACAACAGAGAATTCAAATACTGAGGAAGTCAAAACCGAACTGAAGCTTGAGGCGTTGCAGCCACAGGTCCTCCAGGAGGTTGCAAAGGTGGTTGAAAAGGTTGTACTTCCGGCGACCAGCATGGTAGTATCATCAACGGTCAACACCGGTTGGGCCACCGATGGTGTCAATGCGACACTACGGCTAGATTCCTCAGGAAACATCATACAGTACTCCACCAAAGCAAACATAAGCCTGACAGTCGAGGTCACAAATGCCGAGGGCACGAAGAGCTATCCGCTCAACTTCGGCGATAAATTAAAGGTGAACATCACTCAAAAGAAATGAAGAAGCATCAAATCAAGATCATCGGAATCGGTCTCATTATGCTAGCAGTCTCAGTAATGCTGAGGATATGGGACCCGTATCCTATCGAAGTGATGCGACTCAAGGGACTGGACTTCTACCAGCGTCAACAGGAGAAGAAGGTCGCCGATAACATTGCCGTGGTCGAGATTGACGAGGATGCTCTGGAGCAGAACGGTCAATGGCCCTGGAAGCGTGATGAGCTGGGTAAAGCCGTCAACAAGGCCATCGAGGCCGGCGCCAGTGCTGTGGTGCTACCGATCATCTTTGCAGAGCCGGATCGAATGGGTGGAGATAAGGAGTTCATCGAGTCCATCTCTAAGGTTCCGGTCATCATCGCACAGTCTGCTGCTCAGAAGGGAAAAGGTGAGCCTGTTCCGCGTGGGCTGGCCACCATCGGAGGAGATGCCTCTGATTGGCTGTTCGATTATCCATCGGCAATAGGACCGGTCAGTGACGTTGGTAAATCGGCTGCCGGTGTAGGAATGCTCCTGACGGCCCCTGAGCTGGACGGCGTGGTTCGTCGTCTTCCACTGATCGTGCAGGTCAAGGGTGAGAAGTACCCGACTTTGCCATTGGAGGTTCTTCGCGTGTTCGGCGGTGAGGCTAGCAATCAGGCCAGAGTTACCGAGGCCGGCATCAGCATGATCCGTGTCGCTGGGATTCCACCGATCAAGACAGATGCCAACGCTCGAGTCTGGATCAATATGAAGTATACCTTTCCAACTGTATCTTATAAAGAACAGAACTGGGGTATCGTAAAGAACAAGATCGCTGTCATCGCACCGACCGCCGAGGGTTTGGCCAACACCGTGGCAACTCCGCTCGGCACTACGTACGGTTACGAGGTGAACCTGCAGGCTCTACAGATGCTGATCGACGAGGCACGGCTGGAGCGTCCGGCCGAGTTCGACATCTACGAGATCGGCGCCGGGTTTGTTCTGGGATTAATAGCCATTATTACGATCTGTTATCTGAACTACGTCGTGGCTGGTATCACGTTCCTGATTATCTTAGGACTTCCAGTTACAACCGGCTTTCATCTATTCAGCAATTCACAAACATTAGCGGACTATACCTGGCCGATGGCTGCTCTGACGCTGTCTTGGGGTTGCGCGTTGTTCATGAGGTTCGTGATGGAGTTCAAGCTGAAGCAACAGATCAAGAAGCAGTTCGAGACGTACCTGTCACCGGATCAAGTTGCGCAGCTTCAGAAGAACCCGGATGCGCTGAAGCTAGGTGGTGAGGAACGAGAGCTGTCCATCATGTTCACCGACGTCCGTGGCTTCACCGCCATCTCGGAGCACTACGGAAAGAACGTTCAAGGACTGACTCAAATCATGAACCGTTACATGACAGCCATGACGCGTTCCATCATCGAGAAGAAGGGAACTCTGGACAAGTACATCGGCGACGCTCAGATGGCCTTCTGGAATGCTCCGTTGGATGACTCCTCCCATGCCATCCATGCGGTCGAGACCGGGCTTGAGATGATGGGTAGCCTAAAGGCCTTCAACGAAGAGATCGCAAAGGAGGGAGTACCGGCATTCGGTATGGGTCTCGGCATCAATACGGGAACAGTGGTCGTCGGCAACATGGGATCCGAGCAGAGATTCGATTACACTTGCCTTGGTGACCACGTGAACCTGGCCTCTCGCCTCGAGGGACAGTCGAAGCCGTACGGCGTCAAGATCGTCCTCGGACCTCTTACACGGGAGCGTGTGAAGGACGTCTTCCCTACGTTGGAGCTTGATTGCATTGCGGTGAAGGGCAAGAAGGAAGGCGTCAAGATCTACACGGTGTTCGACAAAGGAACACACACCTACCACGGTTCGCACGATCGATTCCTAGAACTCTACCGCTCCCGCAAATGGGACGAAGCAATGAAGCTCGCTAAGGATCTCGCGAAGAGCATGGACTTCATGAAGGACTACTACGGGATGATGATTGAGCGCATCGAGTACCTGAAAGACAACGATCCCGGCGCGGCTTGGGACGGAGTTTACAGAGCAACTTCAAAGTAACGTTGGAGATCAACAACTTAGGTAATTCTTAGAGCTGTACATTTACTGAGGATTTGGTAGGATGTTTGCATGATGAAACTCCGCCAGATCTCCTCGAACTGCCACGAACTTCGCCTTTCTAAGGGTACCATCCTGTTCTCCTACGAGACTCCGGTGGCCGTCTCGTTTGACTTGCCGTGTCAAGCTGTCGGTGACCTGTACGGCGTCTATAAGACGAACGAGAAGTTCGGCAAGACCACCACTAAACACATCGACTCATGGACTAAGACGGAGCGGTCGTTCGACCAGGCTACCATCGAAGATCTCGCCGGACGTATCCTTCGAGCCGAGTGATCATCAACAACTTAGGTAATTCTTAGAGATTTACTTTTCACTGAAATTTGCTAGGATATTGGCATGTTGAACAACCCTACCTTCAAGAAGTACCAGAGCAGCGTTACCGATCTCGAGATGTACGGCGTCCGTGACATCAATGCTTGGTACGAAGCTCAGACTCAGTACCGCGTCACGGCGGCCGAGTTGGTGATGGGTCTGAGCTCGGACATCCAGTGGTTGACCGCCGATCCTGCTCAGGCCAAGAGCATCTGCCTCCTGTCCAACCGGATCAAGTGGTTGGTCAACAACAAGTTGGTCAATCGCTGAGTATCAACAACTTAGGTAATTCTTAGAGATTTACATTCACCGAGAACTTGCTAGGATATCCCCATGATGAAAGCTATCACCCACAAAGGTATCTACTCCCCGATCGTCCGCAACAATGGCTGCGAGGTCACCCTTCTGATGAAGAACGGCAAGACCACGTTTGAGCAGGTCGTTGCCTACTCGGAGTTCTCCAAGCGCCAGCAGAAGATGCTGGCCCGCAACAAGACCCACACGGACTACCACATGGTCAAGAACGCGATGAGCGGTGCTCTGGTCCGCGAGGCTGTTGACACTCCGTATGGCTGCTCGGTCTCCAACGAGGCCTACTGGTGCAACTGATTGGAGATCAACAACATGCGTGATTTACCGCTCATACCATCTAACCAATTCGATTGGGTAGGTCTGCACGGCTACATCAAGTCGGCAGCCATGCCCGGAGATCTCGGTTTGGTCGAGGACTTTGCTGTCCAGTCAGGTCGTACAGGCGCCATCAAGCGGTTCACCTTCTCCCATGTCTTGCAGGACGTGGAGGGTCGAATCACCGGCTGGTTGTTCGACTGTAAGGAGAACCAGGACTCGCCTATCTCGATCACCGTTTTCAACGATCATTTCCGATCGTTGACTGACAACGACTTAGGTAATTCTTAGAGATTTACTTTGCTCAGGGATTTGCTAGAATGATCCCATGAAAGTCAAGCTCATCTTAGCCACGATCGCCATGACGGTCACGGCCAATGCCGCGGACGTCAACAAGCTGATCGATGCTCTGGTCCGAGTGGAGTCCAACGGCAAAGCATCGGCCGTCGGTGACAACGGCAAGGCCTTCGGGATCCTTCAGATCCATGCCGTCACTGTGCAGGAAGCCAACCGTTTGGCCCAGACGCGCTACAGCCACGCGGACATGATGAATGCCACCAAGTCCCGTGAGGTCGCTCAGATCGTCCTGAACCACTACGCCAAGCACATCCAGAAGACGACCGGTCGGCCGGCCTCCGAGAAGGAGCTGGCCTTCATCTGGAACGGTGGCGCCGCCGCCTGGAAGCGCGCCGAGAAGCCGGTCAACGACTCGAAGCAGAAGAACCTCAACAACTATTGGAACAAGGTCTCAAAGGCCCTTTAATCATGAAGACTAAGATTGCCTACCGCACCCTTTACTACTGCGTCTACCCCGAGAATTGCAAGGGGTGGACACCCGATCGAGAGTTCACCGGACGATTCGCGTTGGATCGCCTCACGAGGTACCTTGAGGTCAACCGCCGTGAGGGAGGAGAGAAGCTCAAAGTCATTCGGCTAACCGAGGAAGAACTGACTGCCGAGGAGGTCCGTGACCTTGAGCTCGTCGACTCGAGTGATCCGCGGCTCGCAACTACGCGCAAGACCGCCAAGAAAAACCACAAAAAGGCCACTGAGAACGAAGACTACGAGGATGATCGTCCGAGTATGCTCAAGTGGGTTATGGAAAATCGCTAGAGAATAAATAATCTCGTTCTGTGAAATGAGCCTACTTCTAGTAAGTAGATCAAGATATACGCTTCGGCCTTCAAACAGCATTGGCCTATCTAACATAAAGCATACTTCAACTCAAATTGAGGTAGGCTCATTTCACAGAACTATTTGATTTACATCCCAGCCAAACGTGCTAGGATCATTCATTATGAGTAACGGAAAATTCACGAGAGACGAACTGGTCCGCCTTCTTCAGGCTCGACCGGCTCCTCACATCACCTTCACGAAGGTAGATGGTACCGAACGCACGATGTGGTGCACACTCCATGAGTCGTACATCCCAGAGGCGGCGAAGCCTAAGAACGAGAAGCAGATCAAGGAGAACCTTGATGTCATTCGCGTCTACGACCTGGATAACCAGGGTTGGCGCTCGTTCCGTGTCGAGTCAGTAACCGACTGGAAACGCTGAACATGGCTGTCGAAGATATCCTCAAGAATGCCAAGAAGCGCACGAAGAAGGTGCGCAAGCACATCCATGGCGTCAATGCCACGGATGAGCGGTATACTGGTGCTGAACCCGTCTGGGACGATTGGAAGTCTTGGCCGAAGGAGAAGTTTGAGAAGGAGCGCAGTCGCGCTTTCAACTTCTACAACTACTACCTCTCGGCCAAGGAGACCAAGCCTAAGGTTCTTGAGTGGATGGAGGCCGACGGCTATTCTAAGCAAGACATCGCTGCTGTCCGCCGTGCACCGGACTATCTTCCCGGCATCACTGTTGGCACCCTTTGCACCTCAATGCTGAGGGGAATGCCATCACGTCATCCGGAGATGGACTATCATCCAGACGATATCTTCGTGCGTGATATCATCGAGAAGGTCATCGCAGAAGCAAAGAACATCGCCGATCCAGAGAAGACGGTTAAAGAACCAGCAGTCTCTCCCATGGTATTCCTGAAGGACAAGACGACTCGGACCATCATCATGGACCTTGACGTCATGCTTGACCAGTGGTCCATGGATAACTCTCAGTCCACGCCTATCGACATCTACGCTCGCATGCAGGAACACCGGCTTCCTGCAGCTTCCTGTAACCAGGTCGAGCAGTGGTTGACACGGCATCGTGACGAGATGGGATCCGCACTGGACAAGTCAGATGCCTATCTGGTCGAGGTCTATCAATACCTCACCAAAGAGCAACTGACTTCTAGGGTGAAGGCGTTCAATTCGATGTTGGCTGACCTAGATAAGTTCCGGAATGCAGCCAAGGCAACTCGGGCCCCTCGTGAGAAGAAGCCGGTATCTGCCACGAAGCAGATCTCGTCGCTCAAGTACTGCAAGGAGAATCCTGAGTTCAAGATTGCCTCGGTAAATCCTGTTCGGATCGTCGGAGCCTATCGTCTGTTGGCCTTCAATACGAAGTACCGTGTCCTGTTGGATTACGTAGCCCAGAACGAGAAGGGGTTGTCCATCAAGGGTACTACGCTTCAGAACGTGGATGATCTGAGCACTCGTGCGATCCGTCTGCGCAAACCTGACGAGTTCCTGCCCATCGTGCTAAATAACACACCTAAGCAAATCGAGAAAGCCTGGTCAAACCTAACAACAAAAGAAAGCAAACCGAAGCCTAGGATCAACGGAGAAGTTGTTCTGCTTCGAGTATTCGAAACCCGTGGATGACATGACACTACTTCCAAACCTCTTGACGAGCGCCACTCTGGCCCATCTGGTCGAGAACCTCGTAAAGAAGGAAAAGCTGACCTACATCGAGGCCATCATCCATGTCTGCGACGAGCGCGGGATCGATCCTGCCGACGTCGCTCGCCTCGTGACTCCTGCCATTAAAGCCAAGCTTGAGTCCGAGGGTATGGCATCCAACCTACTTCCTAAAACCAACACACTAGATTCATTCCTATGAGCACTGCAGAAACACCTACATCGGGACTCGCACAAACGCCAGAACTTGCCGCAGATTCAAGCGGCAATATCACTTATACCGCTCCGGCCAAGGCTATGGAGCGTCGCGCAATCAAGCGTGGACGGCATCCTGATGTCACTCCTGGTGCCTTTGGTGGCAAGCGCAAGGATAACGGCATTAACTATCGTACCAGCAGCCTGATTCGCGCCTTTCGATGAAAACCTATACCTTAGACCTGTCTGATGTTCAGCGACAGGGTCAGACGGCAGTCGAAGCAGTTCTTAATGATGCTTTGAATCGAAAGATCATCACCAAATCGCAGTGGGAATCTCTTCAGAAGAGCGTTCCGATCGCTCAGGTGCACACAAGCATGCTAGAACGTTTTCGAGATCTGTTAGGGTTTCAAGAACCAACAGACGCTAGTCATTGCTCTCTGATCTGGATGGTCTACCGTCGCCATGAAGATTAAACCTTTCTTTTTCTGTAACTACAGCTTCATTTCTCCTAAACTGGGAGTGATGATGCGCGGATATCATCAAGAATCAAACGTCTGGAACGACGCACAGGATGTTCGCGGAATTCAGATTCATGTCGGTCTACTCCTGGCAGAAGTCTTGATCCACGTAGGAATCGAGAAGTGCCCGCTCGACTGCAAATTTAGTGAAACTCAATGGCCGCCTTAAAACCTTGGGAAGCCTATCAGATATATAATGCACTGAAGCTGCACTTCGAGTCGGACACTTACGACGCTCTGAAGTACAACTTCCGCACCTCTGCATCGCAGAGTTCGTTCCTTAAAAGAAAAGACCGGTTCTACTTTGCCAAGCTGGCGAAGAAGTATCCGGATCGACAGACTTTCGTTGACTTCCTGGTCGCCAACTTCAGCAACGGAGATGGCGGCTGGGCAGGAGACTTGGTCGATCGAGAAGCCGAGGAACACTACGAGAAGTGGCTCAAGAAACGAGACTCATTCTCGTATTACTTCGGTGAGCAGATCGACCTGCTGGTCACATACTGCGCTGCGCACCAACTGCCGTTCGATGGACTGTTCCGGTCCAAGGAACGTGGTGCGCATCCGCCGATCGTGTGCATATACAGCCAGGGCGATATCTCAATTGAGACCCTCACGGTTCTTGATGAGATGCTGGACTTCGTAAAGGACACTGGAATTACAGAGACAATCTGGTGGCCAGAGGTCAAGAGGAAGATCCATAAATATCGTCCGTACCTGCGTCTCTCAGTAGACATCAAAAAGTGCCGTCAAATCGCACTTTCGAGATTTACAACCGTCAAGGACTAGTTAGGATACACAACGCAATACGCAACCATACAACGCATACACAACATGTCATTCGAACAAATGAAGAAGAACCGGCAAGCAACCATGTCAAACATGCTTGCCCAAGCGCAGAAGGCCTCAGGCGGCCAAGAGAAGAAGTCCTATGAGGACGATCGTTTCTGGCAGCCACAGGTCGATAAAGCCGGCAACGGCTACGCAGTTATTCGCTTTCTCCCGGCTGCTCAGGGAGAAGAGCTCCCGTGGATCCGCTACTGGGATCACGGCTTCAAGGGCCCGACGGGTCGCTGGTACATCGAGAACTCCCTGACGACCATCGGTCAGAAGGATCCAGTCTCTGACCTCAACTCAAAGCTCTGGAATACGGGCCGCGAAGAGGACAAGGAGATGGTACGTGCTCGTAAGCGCCGTCTCCACTACGTGGCCAACATCCTGGTCATCTCTGACCCGGCAAATCCGGCCAATGATGGTCAAGTCAAGCTGTTCAAGTTCGGCAAGAAGATCTTCGACAAGATCCTTGACGTGATGCAGCCTGCCTTCCAGGATGAGAAGCCGGTCAATCCGTTCGACTTCTGGGAGGGTGCCGACTTCAAGCTGAAGATCCGTAATGTCGAGGGCTATCGTAACTATGACAAGTCCGAGTTCGCCTCTCCGGCTCCTCTGTTCGGAGGTGACGAGAAGAAGCTCGAGGCGATCTATGGCGGATTGCACTCGCTGAAGGACTTCATTGATCCGAAGAACTTCAAGTCCTATGCTGAACTTGAGCGCAAGCTCAAGGAAGTCCTCGGCGAGCAAGGTCAGGTCCTGACGACCGCCGAGCAGACTGATCTAGACGAGAAGGCTGCCGCTCCTGCTCCTAAGGCTGCTGCAGCTCCTCAGCCACGCCAAGGCATTTTGCGTGCCGAGGCTTCAACTGAAGAAAGTGGCGATGAAGAGGACACTCTGTCCTACTTCGCCAAGCTGGCCAAGGAAGAATGATCTGAACTGAAAGGTTCTTCATCAAGGGTGTACCGATTTGGTACACCCTTTTTAGTGCCCCCAATTTGCCAGCGGCATCGTCATCCAACTCGTCTTGTCAGGGATGTTAGAGCTATTGTAAGTGACAGACTGAGAGGAGATGTTAGTCGGCTTCTTGCTAGCCGCCGGTGCCGCCTGGGCAATTGTATTGGTAGCTGCGCTGGCCTTCAGTTCATCGTTACTGTTCTGAATTGCAGCGAGCTCCGATCCGACAGTCGACGGCATAGCTCCGACTGCGGCCTGAGTTTGACCACCTTCCATGTTCTCTTTCATGGCCTTCATGAAGGCGTCTTCGGCTTCTTTGAACCATCCGAATATACCCTTGTCCTTGTTCTCTTCCTTTAGCTGTCCTGCCTTCTTATCAGCCTCTTCCTTCAGTTTCTTGTCTTGCTCTGCGATATGCTTGTCTACGCGTTCCTGTTCTTCCTTCAGTCGTTTTACCGAGGTACGCTCCTGGGCTTCTTGGAGTATGCCCTTGTTCGGGCTCTGAGTGCTTTCGGCTTCGGTCGCCGTATTTGTACCGCCAAGCAATTTGGTGAAGCTGAACTTTCGCACGGACGACATGTCTGCGCCGAACCATTCTCCGACGCTAGCTACCGCGTTCTTTACAAGATCCATTGGCAGAGCTAATAGGAATTTGGCCAGTCCTCTGAAGATCTCGATGATACCACCTAAGAAGTCTCCTGACTTGAATTTGTCAGTGATGTCATCCCAGATGTCTACAACAGTCTGAAATACCTTCTCGAAGGTCTGGCGACCCCAGGCAAGTAATCTGTCCAGGAAAGTATTGATCAACTCGGTGAAGTCGAACGAATCCAAGAATTCCTCTGCTTCGCTGAAGCCAAACTTGCCTAGGATCCAAGAAACTGCACTCTTCAGAAGATCTAGCGGAGCACCGATCACTCTTCCCAGGAGCTCTTTGATTCCTGTTCCTAGTGCTTCTCCAAGATCTCCTGTCTCACCGAACTTGTCGAATGCTGCTTTAATGGATTGGAAGACGTCCCAGAAGATCATCAGCTTTCCGACGATCACGCCAAGTACCTTACCGATACCGAAGAACTTTCCGAACTTGGAGAAGAATGATTCAAAAAGCTCTTTGATCCTGGTGAAGAACTTACCGAATCTTCCCAGTGCACCTTCTCCGGCAAACAGCTCTTTCAGACTCGTGATGACTGATGAGAACATCTCACCAATTGGAGCAAACAGTTTCTTGACCGATTCTATGATTTTCTGGAATGGCTTAGCTAGTTTTGCAAAAAACTCTGCATCCAATCCGATCATCGCCAGAAACTTGTCGATCTTCAGGAGTTTCGATACCGCCACAGTGATATCTTTGAACAGCTTTGCAAAATAACCTACCAGTCCTGCTACAAATCCGGTGATCAGACCTCCGATAATCGCAAGTCCACCAAGCAGTTTTTCCATGAACGTCGCTGGCTTATCGGTTCCCTTGACCGTCTTATCAGTTTCTTCACCACCGCCGCCTCGTCCGAGCCTTTTCAGGACATCGATCATTTCCTTTCGGTTCTCTTCGTCCTTCAGGCGGTTCTCACGGCGGATGTCCGCCTCTTCAGTCAAGAGAGTCGAGATAAAGGAAACATCTCCCATCACTAGCCGAAGCCGATCGGAGATCTGCTCAGCATAACCTGTCAAAAGCACTAATCCAGTTTCAATCGACGTCGAGGTCTTGGACAGAGCCAGAATAGAATCATTGACTCCTAGTATTCCCTTGCAAGTATCTCCCAGGATCTGAGAATAGTCTATTTCAGGTGCCTTTGCCGCAGTCTCTTCCATCTTGGCATCCTGCTTCTCTTCCTTCTTCTCTACTTCCTGACGTGTCGGAACGAGATCGAGCGCCTTCAGAGTGTTAGTCTGAATCTTGTCCAGAGTTTCGTTCTGGACCATCAGTTCTAACAGGATATCCTCGAATGTCGATTGCTGCTTATCTTTCATAGTGTCTTGTTCTGGCGCTTGATTCGTTCATTCTCCTCTTTGATGTGATCCATCAAAAGAGACACGTAGATTTCCCTCTCCCATGGGAGCATGTTATCAAGCTCGGTCAGACTGTACTTGTGATGTTGCATCAAAGCGAAGTTAGTCTGAAAATGATTGACCAGGCTGTCATGGGAGAGGCTTATGAGAAAAAATTCTGGAGTCCTCGAAGTAGAATTGCGTTATCATGAGCGCAGCTATGGCATTTGAATTCAACCGAATGTTCTAGCTTTGGAGTGGCCTCGATGAACTTCTGGATCTTCATGAACTGAGTCTGGTTCAGAGACTCAATGAATTGGCGAAGTTCTTCCTTCGAGTGGTCAGAGGCACGATAGACTCCCTTGTCGTCAAAGATCGAATCAATGCATCCGATGATGACTGACATGATCATCTCTTCCTGACCAGACTTTTGATCCATATCTGAGAGCTCGGAGATCAGACTGACTCCGGGCCAGTTCATGACGACTCCAATCTTGTCGGTCAATGAGATCTTAGCGTCCGGAAGTCCCTCGACATTCACCTTGATCGAATCGAGGTTAAGCTCGATCGGATTCGGCTTCTCACACTTCTCGCACTTCAGCGTCAGCTTTGAGACTTCGCCGACTGACTTGGATCTCAGCTTGAGGAAGATGTATTCCAGGTCAAAGACTGAAAGCTTGTCCGGATCGATCTTACCGAAGGTGCAGGAGGCGACGATATCCTTGACTGCCTGAGTGATCTGCTTCTGATCGCTAGATTCACGTGCGACCATCAGGATCTTCTCTTCCTTTACCAGGTAAGGACGATATTGTACCTTACGGCCAGTGGACGGAAGGCGTAGTTCATATTTCGGGGTCTCAATTGTCGGTAGTGGCATGACGAGTTATGGTATAGTGATGTTGTAGGTTTTCGTTCAGAAAATTTTCTTGATGCCTCCAATGGCAGTCTTGACGGAAGAGACTGCGGTCTGGATCGCACCCTCTTCCTCGAAGTTCTCGTACGTCATTGTGACGAAGAACTTCTGCACAGAATTCTCTTGAGTGTTATCTAGAGCAACCGAGGTGAATGACACCGGATAGGCTTTCTTCAGCTTGATTCCGTACACAGGAAGGTTCTCCTTGTTCAGCTGTTGAATGACCACGTCAGTGGTATATTCGTTCTGATAGCGAACGCGGTAATTCTCAAAGTCCAGCACCAGGTTCGCCCACTTGTCGAACATCTTCTTGACATAATAGTCGTTCGTCAGCAGGAACGAGAAGGTGACATCTTCGTTCATGAATCCATATGGGATCTTGATCGCCTGGCGATTGCTCTGATAGTCCATCGTCAGGATCTGGCGTCCAGGAAGCATGCATGATTCACAGAGGATTCCGATGTCGCGCGGATCATTGATGAGCGAGCTGGCTCTGAAATTACCGGATAGCAGCGATACTGCAATGTTCTGAAGATCGATGTTCAACAGACTTGCTGCTGGTGGTTGCATGTAGACTGCAAAGCGATTCGGATGCGCAACTCCGCCATGCTTGACGATTGTACCCTTCAGGTCATTGATGCTTTTTCCTATGAGTGTAGCCATGGCTATTACGTCTTTTGATAAGTTTTCTGCGAATCTCTCCAGACGCGAGTCTTTTGAGCTCCCCTAAAGTGTTCGGTCGGTAGAAAGATCGCCGTCTCCCAGTCCGGGGCATGAACCTGGACGATACGGCTTTTGATTTGATCAAAGAGGTAGTGCTTGATGCATGGCTTGAAGTAGCGATATCTCTGTGCATTCGCCAGGAGCTGATAACGGATCTTCATTCGAGTATTCTCGTTCAGCTTGTCATCCTCGGTGTTTGCTGTCTCCATCAGTTTATCCAAGAAGATTGCACGGGCTTTCGGATGAAGGTAGTGCAGATTCAATCCGAGGAATCCACCCTCGGCGGGCTTTAGCATGATGATGAGAGGAAAGCGATCGAAGTATGGCAGGGTCTCTTTGTGAAGAGCATCATACACAAACATGTACATGAAACCCCACCTTGGTTCTTGCCTGACTTTGACGGCAGGATCGTTTAACAGCTTACGCCGATTGATTCGGCCGTTTAATTCTTTGACACGTTCGATGAACCATTCACGGGCCTGTCTAGACCTAGCCTCAAATCCTGCGGCTGAGGCTTCTTTTCTGAGTGTGTCAAATAGTGACGCCATGGTCACCTATTTATAGACAATTTTAGAGAATCTTGATTCCTAGCGATCTTAGAAAGTCTTCGTCCCACACCTGAAAATTCCAGCCACGATCTGCAGCGTATTCGTTTGCTGCTTCCCACTTGCTGATGTTCTTTGCGTAGGTCATCACCTCGGTGATGTACTTCTTCGTCTTCTTTCCTGGATTCTTCGGTGGCTTCGTTTCCTTCTTCGGTTTGATCTCAACCAAGAACACTCTCCCGTCGGTCAATTCAAACTTGATATCGACGAAGTACCGGTGCACCTGACCGTCAGTCTTGCAGCGATATGGCACAATGACTTCCTCCGACGACCACGACTTCACAGACTCGTGCTCATCGAGCCAGCGAAAGACCTGTCGTTCCCAGAGAGAACGGTACACGATGTTCGTGACGTCACCTCTGTATTTCGAATGGTTCTTCGGAGAGAATTTACCTCGGTAACTCAATATAAATACACTATTTATGCCATCGACATCAAATATCGCCGACCCTGCTTGGGATTCAGTTCGTAGAAATGAATCCGGATACAAAGAAACAGTATTGATGGCGCAGTTCAGGGCAGGCGCTCCTTTATGTTTCCCAGACGATGTCAGAGGCAAAGATTTGCCGTTTGTACTGTTTCAAGCACAGGGTAAAACCCAGAGTCCGGCAATCGCACTGCCAATACCTCCGGGACTTGCTGTCGGCGATGGGATGTCGTATTCAGCCTATAATCTTGGTGTCATTGGAACTATTATGGCTGAGACCTTTACGCAGATGGGGAAACAAAACAGTGTTGCTGGAGTCATCGGCGCCGGTATAGGAGGAATGGTGGGATCTATCATCGACAAAGGCAAACAGATGAATGCCGCTGCAGCGGTTTCAGTTCTAGCCAGAAGATCTGGGTTTGAACAGGTGGCTGA